AGTCTATTTAAGAACGACAAAAAGCTCACAGAGAAACACCCTGATTACAAGGGGTCAATCAAGATTAACGGAGTTGAGCATTGGTTTGATGCCTGGCTAAAGGAAGGCAAAAAGGGCAAGTTCTTATCGGGTCGTATTGGTGATCCGAAACAGAAGGGCTTTACTCCCAAGGGCGATGATGAGTTGCCTAAGAGTAGTGGTATTGAAGATGACATTCCCTTTTAGGAGAAAGACATGAAAAAGATTGCTATAGGATTGGTAACATATATGTTACTGGGAAGTGCGTATGCTTGCCAAACCACCACTATAATTGTGAATGGTAAGGTAACGACCTGTACTGTTTGTGGAAATATAGTGAATTGTTTTTGATACCCCGATGAGATCGGCATTAGTGGCGCAATGCCACACCCTTTCAAGGAGTGCCACCCCCCTACCGATCAGGGTGGCTTAATGACCTTCCAAACAGACCTACAGAGGGGTTTGGAGGTAGAGGAAAGGGTCTTGGCTATCCTACGAAAGAAATACCCTTGTGCGACCCTTGTAAACGCTTTTAAGGGGTACGATATATGGATACCAGAGATAGATAAGGCTGTAGAGGTAAAGTTTGACCCAATGAGCCAAAGAACAGGCAATATCGTTGTAGAGATAGAGATGTATGGGAAAGACTCAGGGCTAATGGCTACCCAAGCTGATTACTGGGTTTTCTATGATGGGCAGATGTTTGTCATCATGCCGGTCAAGCACATATTTAAGTGCATATTCCTGAGTAAACTACAGTATGTAGAGTTTATAGGGGAGGGGGATAGTCAGATTAAAAAGGCTTTCTTAGTAGATAAGAACACCTTGTTTAAGTATGGAAAGATATTATGAGAGGTATAAGGCTCTTTCGTCTTTGCGTCTAGTAGTCAGTCCTTTTAATTCTTTACCACCGGCTTTGTTCCACTTTAGAAACTCCTCGGCAGCACCTTCAAAATCACCCCTATTGTGTTTCATCCGAAGGGTAGAATTTTGGAGATTACCGAGTCCAACATTGAAGGCGAAAGACACAAGTGCGCCAAAGCGACCAGCAGTAAGCCCACTAGGACATAATCGTTGTACTCCGCTTTCAAACCGCGCCAAATCTTTAGCAAGAATTTCATCTACTTCTCCCATCGTTAAGACTCGATCCCATCCGCTAGGAATGGGCAGAGCCTTTCGTTCTGCTAGTGGTACTCTAGCATGGTTAGGATCTATGACATGACCGACACCGACAGTCCAAAGTAATGCAGGGCATTGGTAAGCCTTTTGCTTAACACCCTCATGGTGCTTAATCATCTCAATAACTTTGTGGTCAATCATTTCTTAGCAAAGGCTTGCGTACCGAACCAGAAGGCAATAATAGAGGCTAGGATCTGCATCTCGTCTGCATCAAATACCAATGGGATAGCCTCGGCAAACGCTGCACCGCTAGACCAAGCCCACCAGATAGAGGCAATGTCTACAACGATTAGGAGTAAAACAAATAGGTAGGTAACGACAGGGCGAACAGAGGCTCGTAGGTTGATGATCCATTGGCTTGCACCCTTACCGATCTCTATATCGTGCTGGTACATGGCTGTGCGTTCTTGTGCTTGGGTCTGCATCTGTACTTGATCTGTGCGGATCTCCTCGACCCTAGCCTGTGCTGCGTAGCCTCTTTCTAGCATTTGGAGTTCTCTCTCCGTTTGCATACGAGCCAGTTCTAGTTCGTGAGACTTATCGGATTTGTCTTGGAAGAAATCTAAGAGTTTAGGTAGTCCACCCATTAGGAAGGACAAAGCTGTAGAGATTAGTGTGAACATTATTTATCCAAAAATAATAAGAATGACTAAAAGAAAAGCAATAAGAGCAGAATAAAAGATAGCAAAAGGTTTGTTACGCTTTATGACCCCAAGTAAGATACCAGGCAACGATTGCAGCCAACGCATAACACATATACATAACTCTACGAACCTCTGCCAAATCTTTTCTAAATTCATTTTCTATTTCTTTCTCTTGTTTTTCAATCTTTGCTTTAATGGCTTCTACTTCTGACCATCGTTTTTGACCATGGTTTTTCACAAAGTCTTTCTTGACTTGTTCTTCTTTTATTCTGATTTCTTCTTGTTTTTGCCATTGAATCATGGCTCGTTTGAAGTACTGCTCTTTTAGGACTTCTGCTTCTTTTAACTGCCTTCTGCGTTCTAAGGCTTTTTGTTGTGCTACCGAGGCTGCTTCTTTTTGGACATCCTCGATAGACGATCCGATAGCCTTGCCTGCTTTTTTGCCTGTCTTTACGCTTTCGCTAAAAGACTTTGCGCCCTCCAAAAACCCGAATTGGTCTGACATACATAGGATTACTTTCTAAAAAATAAGTCTGCTAACCAAGCTACAAAGCCACCAAAGACAGAGCAAGCCCCCATAATTGCCCAAAGAGATCCTTTAGACCTCTCTGCCATAGCGACTAACTTCTTAATATCAGATTCCATGCTATCTACTTTTTCTTGCAGATGCTCGACCTGAGCTACTAGACCACCAAATTTGAATGGGTCAAATTCAAACTTATCGTTCATCCTAACCTCCGTTTACCTAGCGACTTTTTTGCAACAGTTTTCTTTTTAGTCGCGACTTTTTTGCAAGGTTTAGGTATAGAAAAGACTATGCTTGCTTTATTAACATAGCCAAATCTATCTAGAATCCAATCAATAATAAACATATAGCACCTTATGTTTTCATAATGTAAGCAAGAGCATAGTATGGAGGTAAATTAGCATTTGTAGCACTAGAACCAGAACTATCCGTTGTAAAAGTATGAGCATGATCTCCAACAGCGTTTACTGAAGAACTTGTAAAAGTAGCTGATATGCCTTGATTCACAGAAATAACTGCATTGTTTATTCCTGTATTATTTATACCATCCGCATTAATAGTGTGCGTATGTGAACCAGCATTAGCAGTAGTTCCAGTATGTGTATGGCTCACTAAAGTAGCATCAGCAGAACCGCCAGTAGCACCCACAGCATAAGTAGAACCAGCGCCAACTACAAAGCGATTGCGTAAGTCTGGAGTACCGCTAGATCCGTTGCACAGCACCCATCCACTAGGAATAGATGCTACAGAACCAGACCACAGCATAATCATTCCAGCTAAGAATGGTGTTCCCCAAGTAGGAGTTGCTCCTGATCCTGCTGAAAGTAATGATTGACCAGAAGTTCCTGATGCGCCATCAAGGGTTAAATTGCCTGTAACCGCTAAAGTACCAGAAGAAGATACTGTGCCAGAAGTTACAACAGTAGCTGCTGTTAGCGTTCCAGTAAGAGTAAAAGTATCGCCAGAAGAACCATCTTGTTGAGCTTTTAATTGACTCATCAACTCACGAATAGCATTGTTAATGCCACTAGGAGCGCAACCTTCTGCAATGTTAATACCGTCTATATCGGTATTATTTGCTGGTGTTAAATCAAATTCTGAAATCTTAGTCTTTGCCATGGTTTTCCTTACTGTTGTTCTTCGTCTAACGCTCTAACAATTTGCTGAAATTCTGTCATTGCTAGTGCAATTTTTCTGCGATCTTTGCCAGCTTTTGCTAATTTTTCTAGAGCATCAACACCTCTTGGGTCTGTAATTGCTTTTGCTATTCTTTCGTAATCTCGACCATAAAATATGCCTTGATATAAATCCCCAAATACACCTATTGGCGATTTAAATGTTTTTCCTAACAAGCTGACACTTTCTTGTGCCATCATTCCTTTTTCTGCTGTAGGTGATCCTGCTGGCAATCTACGACCTTGTGCCTCTAAAATATCAAGCATAGTGTTTAAACCTCTTACTGCTTGAGTTCCTTTTTCTCCGTAAACTTCTTTAAATGCAGCTTTGAGGTTTTCTCTTTGGGTTGTATTTTTAACGATGGTATCTGCAAACCTAGCACCAACAGTACCGGCTTGTGTAGACGCAGCTCGTTGTACATTTTCTAATGATGCTCGCATATACTGATTAAGGAACTCTTTTGGTAAAGCTGCATCTGTTTTTCCTAATGCCTGAACTGCCATTGTTACTTTTTTAGGTGTTAATGCAATTTCAGCAGGCTTTGTAGCAAATAACTCACCAAATTGTCTTGGAAGTTCATTTGTTGCTGCCATACCAGGAATAGGAGATTCTCTTACTGGGGTTTCTATTCTTTCACGAATAGCATCGTAGTTTTGTCTTGCAGGTTTATAGTCTTTTACTTGTTGGTCTGCTCTTTCTACAAGTTTGGCTCTAGCTGCTTGATAGGCTTTCATTTCGCCTGTAACCTTACCCATACTTTGTGAAGCTAAAGTATCATACTTGTCTGCTAAAAACTGTCTCATTGCCTCAATTCTAGCAATAGAGTTTGTCTCATAGCCTTTTAATAGATCTTGGTATGCTGGAATATTATCGACAGCTTTAGAAGCCTCTGCTATAACAGCAGATTCGTTTTCTAAATTGGTCATCCAAGTTTTAGGAATTTTCTTTTCTTTAATTGCTTCAAACGCAGGAGAGCCTTCTTTTACTATTTGTTTTTGAATTGCTCGTTGTTCTGCTTGGGCTGCTCTTTGTACTTCCGTTCCCATTTGCTCTCTAGTGGTCATCGGAAACGCTTGTTCTAAAGACTGTTGAGTTTGTTGACCGCGCGTACCCATAAATTCAGCCATTATTGGAGCAGATCTTGGAGTGCCTTCTACTTGTCTTTGAATAGAGGGCAATGTTGTTCTACCACCTGCTGCTTGTTGCATAGCTTCAAATGAGGTTACAGGCATACCCATATCAAATGATTGTGTTTGTAACTGTGATGCTCTTGCCACCTGTTCTGGTGTCATTGTTTTTGTAGACTCAGCATACATTCTTTCCAATGGAGACTTAACTGCCATAGGAACAGTAGCCAAAGGAGCAGCTACACCACCAACCATGCGAGCATATGGCTCTAAATCAGTTCCACGAAAAGGCAATGCTAATGTTTCTTCTCCACCAGCAGCCAACAAAGAAGGAACTGCAGCACCAGGAACAGGAGCAGAAACAATATTACGAACTGCTGTTTGAGCCAATTGACCAGGAAAGCTCTCTGCTCTTTCCATTGGCACATATTCACCAATTGCCTTTTGCATTTGAGCTGGTGTTGGCATTGTTGCTATTGGTCTGCCAACTGCTGTTTGCTCTGGTGTTCTACCAAATGCTAATTGAGAGATTTTTTCTGCGCCCTTTTGGAATCCTTCCATAACTAAAGCTGGCAATCCAACAACGCTAGTTACTCCTTCTACAATAGGCAAATTTACTTTTGCCATAGCAGAATCAACTGTTCCTCTTTCTGCATAAGGTTTAATAGATGCGTCTCTTTGCAATCCATTTTCAGCAAGTTTTTTATCAATATCAGCTAAAGAATCTCTGACATTAAACATTGCCTCTGTTCCATCTGTTAACCTAATAATTTTTGCACTTTCAGCCATCTTTATTCCTATCGTGGTGATGATGGAGTTCTAAAGTCTTTTCTTGATCCTGTTGTGTTGCCACTTCCTTGATTAATGCTTCCAAAGACTTTTGGATCTAATACTGCACCAAGACTTGCATCGTATTCAGCAATAGCAGCAGCACTATATTTGCCTTGACCAAATAGTTCTCTTGCTTTTCTTTCAATTAACGCATCACGATCAGCAAACGCTCTTAATCCTTTAGCCATTAAAGTTCTACCTTGTTCAGATGTTCCTAAAGATGGGAACACAGATAAGAATGACTTAAATTCTAGGTCAGATGTTGATCCAGAACCAGCAGCACGAACTTGTGTTGCTGCCCTTACTTGCAATGCTTGTGCTAAAGCATTTGAACTTGCTGTTTCGCTTGGTAATCCAAGAGCTTGAACAAGATTAGCACCAACTCTCACAACTTCGCCACCGCCTTTGCCTTTTAATAAATTCTCAATTGTTGCTGCTGTGTTTGCAGCCTCTCTTGCACTATTAACTTTTGCTGACATAGATCCAATTTGCTCTGCATCTAATTTTTGCAATGCCGTGTCTCCAGCACCAACCTGAACTAATGGTGTTTTGCCAATTTTTTCATATGCTTCAAGAGTCATATTCTGAGGAATTAACCCCATTTGTTTAGCAGTAACAAACTCATCAATCTTGCCAGGTAATTTTGTAGGTTTCTGAACCAGTAGTTTTGCTGCTTCAACTGGATCTGTCATTGCAATAACTTGCAATAATCTATTTGTGTCAATTTGAGGAGTCATTGGCAGATTTTCTCTTAACGCTGCTGCTGTCTCTGGAACAGCCATATTTCCACCAAATTCAGGGCGAGACAAAATTTCTAATTGAGAGCCCTTTCCTGTAGCCATTGGAATCTGAGTAGGCTGTGGAGTCATAATTCCAGCCATCATATCTCTCATTCGTTGTGCATCTTTTTGTTTGCGTATATTTTCCTGTACCTGTTGCCCACGAATCATGTTTTGTAAAGCAGAATCTATCGTGCCTTGGTATCCACCATAAAAACCAGCAGCAGCGTCTGCAATTCCTGTGCCACCGCCAGGCGTTAAGGATGGTGCGCCTGAACGAGCTAATGCTTGTCCTGCTGTTAATAAACCAGCCGTTAATGCTTGGCTTCTTAAACCAGCCATATCCTCTGGTGAGAGTAAACCTTCATAGTATGATGGTATTGTTGCCATGTTTGCCTCAGAGTAAAGAGATTCTAGGAACTCTAGTTTTTGGTTGATTAGATGCTAATAGGGCTAGTAGTGCGCTTTGGGCATCTACAGCTTCTCCACGCTTCATTCCTGCTTTTGGCAAATTCATCTCTTGCCTTCTAATTTTGTTTATTTCATCAAACTGTGATTGGGCTTGTCTATTGCTTTCTTGACCCATTCTTGCTAAATCTAATCCTTTTTGTGGTCTTAGATTGTCGTATAAACCTTGCTCTGTGTTACCCATTAGTCTTTGGAAGAACGATGGCTCTCCTTGAGAAACACCTTGTTGTTTTGCAAGAGCGTCTAAGTATTCTGGTGTAAATGCACTAGAAGGTAAATCAAACATTCCTTCTCCAGCAAACTGACCACCTGATTCTGATCCTAGTCCTAAGTAATCTAAAAGACCACCCTGACCAGACCCTGTAACATTTCCAAAAGCGTTTCCAGTACCTAACGCTGCACTAGAGTTTGGTATTACGCTAGAAAGGGAAAAACTATTACCTGCGGTTGGTACAAAAGCACCACCACCCTCTAAGCCAAGGCTACCAAGCATAGAGTTTCCAGTAGCAGAACCTCCAGCACTTCCCATTGATCCCATAATCTGTGGAGCAAAATAAGAAGCAACCAACGCAGCAGGGAATCCCCAAGACATATTAAAAGGCATCTCTCGGTTCATAAAGGTATCTGCTTCAGCAAAGCCTTTACCGATTGGCTTAAATATATTGTCTAAAAATGAAAGATTCATATCATCCTTAACCGAAAAGTCCACCAATTTTCTTATTAATCCCAGTAGCTTGTCCTAATCCAATTAAGCTAGTTAGATTGCCTAAGAATGATTGTGATGGGTTTCCGTAGATTGGTTGTTGCATAGTGGATGTGCCAGTACTTTCTGTAATGCCACCAGCAGGTGCGCCATATATAGAACTTAGGTAAGACTGTAATTTAGCCTGTGGTAAGTTTTGCTCGTAGTTAAAGCGATTGATTTGATCTTGTAGAGCCTGTAAGTCATAGGCTTCACGCGCTTGACCAACATTGGCTAAACGCTCAATATCTGCGTAATCTTGTGCTGCTAGTTGAGGCAACAACATATTTGCAGCTTCTTGTCTTGCTCTTTCATCTGCATAATTTTGATATGCTAGTTTTCCTGCTGTCTCTGTTAGGTTACGAGAAAATATGTCTCCAGCCTTACCTTCTAATCGACCCATTGCGCCTGAACCATAACGACCTGCCGATGATGCTTTAGATGTTATGTCTTGAATAGAGGATGCAAATGCTTCTTGAGCTTGACGAGCAGCAGGAGCAAAAGCACCCTGAAAGAATGGGTTTCCCTGTAGATACTCACCGCCTGCCGTACGCTGTGCCTGTGTCTGTGCTTGGCGCAATAAGGGGCTACCCCCCATCGCTCGTTGTTCTGCGCTCTGTAGTGCCGATAAAGTGGTTTGTGATGGACTTACAAAGGTTTGTCCAGGGAAGTAACTAGGTGCTTGGGTCTCATACAGTCTACGAGCCTCACCAAGACCAAATTCTACATAAGGCTGTAGCATTGGGTCTAGTTGAGTAACAGACCTACCACTTTGGCTTTGGTTAATATTCTGTGTTCCTTGTTGGCTAGATCCACCAAATAGACCACCGATTGCTTTTCCGATACCACTCATACTAAAGCTCCTTTATCCATTTTCTAGGGCTAAACCCTAGTTTTCTTGCTACTTGATCCCAACCTTTTCTATGGGAGTCAAAGGTTATTGTTCTTGCACCGCCAACAACAGCAATCTCTTGGATTGCTTGCCAACAAGGTTCAAGGTTATGCTCAAAATAAGCACACCATATATGTAGGTTATCGCCTTGGGGTTGCAGAACCGAAAAACCAACTAATCGGTTGTCCTGCTTGAAAGCCCATAAAAGAGCTTTACTGTTGAAACAATCTACATATACATCCTCAGGAATCCAATCCTCAGGAGACTTGCTTAATATTGTTTGTAAACCTTTTCTTACAAAAGTCCAATACATCCGTAATTCGTGTGGCTGTATGTAGACTTTTTCCATACCACAATTTTACATATTATAAAATATAAATGTATTATTTTTAACCAACGATCACATATTTATATGTCATTCCTGAAACTGAATTAGCCGGATGACTAATGGTTGCAGATCCATTCTGAACTGCCGATATATAAGGCATTGTAAAAAGATTACTGGTATAGCCATTCGATGATAAATAACTCATGGTGGCTATGATGCTTGGTGTTGCTGGTCTAGTTGGTGTGCTTTGTGTTGCAAAATGCTCAATGCTTACACCAATGTCGGTTGGTCTCCAATACAACTCTACATAATCATCTTTTTGCAATGCAATAAAGAAGTTTAGTGCTGCAATAGCTTGACTAGCAGCACCACTTGATTTTCTAGCTTTAATACCAAACTCGCTATTACTGTTTGCTACATTTGTTCCGTTTTTACTAAACCAAATACTAACTGTTTGTGCATCGTTGGTCGTATTAGTTAGTTGTACAGAAAATTGTATGTTATACAGTCCAGAGTAACCTGCTGTTAGTTTCGTATTACTTACTAGACTTGCGCCTAGGCTATAGTCTGTAGTGCTAAACGACATAACATTGGCTGCGGTTGTTGTTGTCGCAGCTTGGTCTGTATCGTCTTGTACCGCTAAATAAGGGAAAAAGGATGCTGCCGATACATCATCGCTTGGCACTAAGATAATCGTACTATCTTGACCAATCCGAGCGTCATTGATTGTTGTAGAAGTAGCACTACTTGTAGCTAAAGTAACAGACCCTGTATTGTTGGTCTTGCCATCCATAATGTTATTGACGATCTCAGCTACTGCTCTTGGATCACCACCTTGAGGGGATAGTCTACGAAACATTATCTGCCCGATGTTTTAACAATATCAATCTCTACACCAACTGCACTTTTCCAGTTAGCCCCAGTAGGAAATACTTTAACTCTGTGGTAATTACCGCTATTTCTAAAACCGATCCTATTTTCGCTATCTGCTGCGGTTGCTGTAGGAAAGCTAGGTACTTCGTTTAAAAGATTCCTAGAGGCTATAGAAACGCTTGCAGAGCCTGTATCAATCTTGGGCTTAACCAAAGTAATCATGGACTGATTGCCATCGCCTATGTCGTTTGTGGTGATATATCCTGTGGCTGGCTGTCCAGTAAGTGTAACAATCTTTGCACCTTTTACTCCGGCAAGAACAAACTTGCCACCTGCCCATAAACGAGAGTCAAACGATGTCTCAATAGAATCCATTGTTCCAAAGGTATCCAAGCCTTCTAAGGTTGTTCCTGCGGTTGCTGCGCTACCTAAATAGTCTGTATTGGCTGTTCCCTCAGACCATTTCCTAGTTTGAAAGTTGTAGATCATGTAGCGTTTTTGAGCAAAAATATCGGTATATTGCCAAATGACTAATTTACGGATTACATCTACAGTTGCACTCATTTCGTTTAACTTAGATTGATCTACAAAAGTATAGAAGTGGCGATTTACCTTTTCTGATCCAATGTCGTTTAGTATCTGACCATCGCAAGAATAGAATCCATCATCTGATAGGAAAAATGTTAGGTTTCCGTACTGGACTACAGAGTTAGACTCATAGCATCCAATGTTCTTAGCGATAGTGTCAAACTGAAAGAACAATGGCGCACCAACATACGACATACGCACAATAGAACGCTCTAGTAAGACTAAGCCAAACTCGCCACCAGTAACACCACGCACATCGCCACCATCGGGCAATACTTGGCTGTCAGATTGACTGGTGGTTGCTGGAGTCCAATCTGTCTCATCGTTAATATCAGACCAATAGACTGTGGATTCTTCTCCTGCTACATTGCCTGCGACCACAAAATCACGAACTGCTGCTACAAATCTAGCTGTTGGTGCTGCTGCTGCCAAGTCTGCAAATGCTGTAGAACTTGCAAGATCCCAACGCTGTAACTTGGCAACTCCATTAGCAACAATAACAGATGAGCCAAACTGAGCAAAGTTCCAACGATTAGTTCCTGTGTAGTTTCCAGACTTAGATACATTGTCTACACTTAGATCAGAAGAATCAAACTTATATAGCTTAGTGAAGCTACCAGCAAATAATGTAGATGTGCCTGCGTATTTAGAAACAAACACATTGTTTAGGTTTGTGTCTGCTGCTGCAGATAGGTCTACTGCGCTAGGCAAAGTACCATAGCCAATTGCTTGTGGCACTACATTGTATGCTTCTTGTAGTGCACCAGCGACACCTGGTTGGTCTGGTAACCACTCCTCAAACTGAATTACTGATTTAGCCATGTGTTATTTCCAATATTTTTATCGTTCCAACTATTTGCTACTACTGATACATTTGTCCATGTATTAGAACCAACAGATGAATCTGTCCATGTATCACTAGAAACAGTAGATGTATTCCATGTATTTGCTACAGTAGAAACATCAGACCATTCTTCTCCATATATATATCCTGTAGCTGTAAATGTTACAGTTCCAGTTAAAGTTCCATTTCCAGCAAAAACAGCATTTCCTGTACCACCAATTGTGGCAATTCCTGTGATACTTCCAAATCCTTCGGCAATAATGCCACCAAGACCAGTAATAGTTGCATTACCTGTAATTGATCCTGTAGACAAGCGTAAACGAATACCTGCACCAGTTGCTGTAGCATCAGCAGTAATAGAAGCCTCAGAAAGCCTTAAACGGATGCCTAAGCCACTTATAGATCCTGTGCCTGTAATAGATGCACTACCAGCTCGTATTGCATTAGGAACAGCATTTACTGTGCCAATCCCTGTGATAGAGGCACTAGCCTCTGTTGGTAATACATCTCCTACAGCATAGCCGTAATCCCAATACCCATATAGAACATACTGATCTGTATATTTAGACATTACTGTAAAGTGTTAATAAATTCTGTTGCCTGTTCTTGCGACATCACATTCCCATCGGCATCTTGCAGTTCTGCACCAGCTAAAACTTCTTTTTTGAAGTTAGCAAAATCAGTATTTTGAGGGTCGAACGGGATAAAAGCGTTGTCGGATAGGCGTTCAACAATATTTACAGAGCCAAAACTAGGTTTTATTAATTTGTATGCAATCATAATTCAATACTCGCAGTCCAAGATGAAAAATAATACCCAGCATCTGCTGTAGAAGTCGCTGTTCTTGCTTCTCTATATCCTTTAGTTGTGCTACCTTCTACACCTGTTGTTGTGCCAAACCCAGAATTAGCTTGATTTGTTAATACTATTGTTGGAGCTGCTCGTTTTTCAACTTTAAACTGACTAATAGCCCAATATACGCTACCAGATACTGTTCTTCCATTAAACATAGAAATTGAATTAATGTCCGTTCCACTATTTTCATAATAGCGTTGGCAAAGCTGCAGTTCTGTAGTGTAAGGTCTGTAATCAAAGCTAGTAGCTGTAGAGCCTACCTCAAGCTGAACTCCAGTAATGTAGAAGGTAGCACCGTTTGTACCGACTACGGATGTTGCTCCTGTGGCTGAACGATAATCTGCTCCAGCCCATGCACTAGCAGTACCACTAAATGTAGAACCAGTTCCAAGACTAAAACTAAGTAGAATGCCAATTCCGTTTGTAGTTAGCCAAGTTCCGCTTGTATCACCAGCAATTGTTATGGACTTTTGTTCCCATGTGCTAGCGGAAGAAACAGTGTAGCTAAATGGGTAAGAACGATTTTGTGCGCTATTTTGCAAAGCGCCACCAAAAGTACCAGTTAAACTAGAACGAACCCAAAAACTAAGAGTAATTGTTTTTGCACTTGCAGTTCCCCAACCTAAATCAAAAACATTTAAACCCTCAATTGGTTGATAAGCAAGAAAAACTTCCGAAGCTCCTACTGTGTATGCTGAAGATGATGTAAAACCAAGATATTTTATAAATCCTGCTGGTGGTGTTACTGAACCTGCGTTTTGTTGCCAAGTTGCTTTTGACGCTTGACTTGCAACATATGCCCACCTATCTACAGTATATCCGTTGGCTGTACCACTAGCACCAGCATTACGCTGGTCAATCACCATTGCACCATTAATAATGCGGTTCTTGAACCCAAAGCTACTATCGGAGTTAAACTCTCCAGCTTGGGTTATTCCGTTTGAGCCGTCAATAGTGATGGGCATTATTCAGTTCCTTTTAATGCAGCGATTTCGATTGCTTGTGTATCTACGATGGCTTTGAGTTCTTGGATTGCTGCTGTAAGAGTAGCCACCAAAAATGATGTATCAACACCTTGTGGTTTAATGTTTCCATCTTCATCTACCGCATCTTTTTCACCAATTACGCAATCAGGCACTACTGCTTGAAGTTCATGGGCAATAAAACCTTGACTTTCTGTGCCGTCAGATTTCCATGTATAAGTAACAGGTTTAAGTTGAGCAACTTTATCCAAAGCACCTGTCATTGGTGCAATGTTTTCTTTTAAACGATAATCTGAAGATGTTGAATAAGATGTAGCATTAGTTCCTGTAGATTGAATAGAACCACAAAGCGAGCCACCCCTACCAAAACCAATAAAATACTGTGTGCCTGTAGAGCTTGATGAATTAATGGTCATAGCACCACCAGTTAAATCACCACTCATTGCGATGCCTTTTACACTCCATCCACTAATTATTGATGTGCTTGTAGTACCAACTAATACATTACCACTAGAGTCAATACGCATGGACTCAGCACCACCTTCAGAAAACGCAATCGTATCTGCTGCTGGGAAGAAGATACCTGTATTGGTATCATCTGATTTAGAAATAACTGGTGCAGATGCAGTACCAGCAGTATGAACTTGTACTTGCTGACCAGTAGAGATACTTACAGCCGCCGTTGTACCGTTTGTTTGAAGTTGTAATACACCGCTAGTATCGCCAGCAACAGCAATCGCTGTACCGCTAGTAGTTCCAGCCGAAATTGTTGATGCCATTATGCTACTCCTAACTTATTGGCTTGTTCAGCCTTAAATGTTTCGTATGCTTGGCGAACTTCTGGTGTCCATGCTGCATTGCAGATAGCAACGACATTGGCTGGCTGACCTGTTAAGTTTTGGGCTGGCGTGAGGCTAGTGCGGTGATATGTCTGGCTTAGTTGCTTGCCATCTTCCATAATGCGAGTCACTTCACGCACTAGAACTGTGCCTTTTTCTGTTACTGTAATTTGGTCTACTACTGTTTCTTTAGTTAATGCCATTTTGTTTCTCCTATTAAAATCTGTCTACGCTAGTCTGGCGTAGATAAGTTAATCTACTAAATAAAATACATTAAAAAGAATTTCTGCATTTATGTCCACATTAACAGCGTTGCCATTGCGAACAGCGCCAGCGTTAGTATAAAAAGTAATTGCTGTACCACCTGCAGCAACTTCTAAAGTATCTCCAGCGTTTGTATTAAAAGATGCTTGATAGTTAATTACTGCCACACCATAACTTTTGCTTGCTGCTGACCCAGCTGTAAATGGTAACCCACCAAAATCTATAGCAGTTGCATTGCCAACGGCTCCGTTAGCGTTGATTCTTACTTGGCAGTAAACAAGGTTTCCAATTTTTGTGTATGAACCAATCTGAAAAGAATAACTTGTTGGCGCAGTAGACCAACCACCTTGAAGTGTAGGAGTAAAAGTACCTTCCTCATAATCATCTAGTGTATTAGCGTTTGTGCTTGCTGATTGAGTAGCTGGGAATGTAATGCCAGCACCTGATGAGGATGCTGTAGCACCACCAACGCCAATCGTTGTGCCAAATGACGGAGTGGTAAGAGTAGCTAATGTTGCCGTGGCTGCTGGTAATGTAAGCGTGTTTGTTCCCGCTACCGCAGGGGCGGCTAGTGTAATACTGCCTGATGTATCGCCTGAAATAACGACTGAAGACATATTAAATCCTTATAGAACTACCCAGCGACTACCGCTAGGAACAGTTACAGTAACTCCACTTGACACAGTGACTGCTCCAACAGATGAAGCTGAATAACCAGTTGGTATTGTGTAGCTTGTTCCAATTGTCATATTATTTAATACAAGACCATTTATTGCTAATAATGCAGTAGACTTTAGTTCTCCTGTGCTTGGTTTGTATAGTAACTTAGCATTGGATGTGTAGATGTTTGTCGCAGTACCTGTCGTTGCGCCTAAGAGTGCAGGGTATACATCTGTAGAAGTAGATGTATCGTTACTGATAGCAGAGCCACCAACAGATGACCACGCAACTCCGTTATATCCCTCGAACTCAGAAGTAGTAGAGTTAAAGCGTAACTTACCAGCTACACCTGTAGGTCTTTCACCTGTTGTTCCTGCTGGCATCTTAATTGCAGAAGTAGCAGTAAATGATGGGTTAGCGTCATCATATTTAACTGTGTCTGCATCGTACCCTTGGACTGTAGAACCAATATCTGTGGTTACTACAAGCGTCTTATTGTTAGGGATGCTTGTGCCATTGATCGTGGCTGATCCAGTAACGACTGCTGCTGCGAAAGTAACTGTATCACCAGACTGATATTTGTCTGTGTTTAGGTTTGTAAAATTCGCATCTACTTCGTTATGGGTTAGCGGAGAGCCTTTTACTGCTCTTGTAACGATAGTAGACATGGTATTAAGCCAATGTTACTGTTACGCTTGCAGATGCAAACTTGAACACATCGCCTGTGTCAATTGCTTTAGAAGCTGTCAATGCTCCATGATAAAGAAGGTTTCCGCTTGTAAGTGCGTCTAGAATACCAAAGTGAGTAATTGTTCCCCAACTGCTTGTAGCTTGGTCAAATTCAACTGCTGCTGAGTTGGTTGATGCTCCGTTAGATGGCGCATTAAATGCCATTGACTTACGCGCATACGCTCCACCAGTACACTCTGTACCAGTTCCAGCATCAGTAGGATCGCTAGTAAACAATCCCACATAAACTGTGGCTGGTGAAGAATAAGATGTATTTCGTAGAGTTGCGTTAATTAGAGCGTTCTCTAAGTAATTTGACATTGCAGCCATATTTAGCCCTTATCGTGATGTGAGTTTCATTTGTAAAGGAACACCAGAATACTCTGAGTTTTCGTCTGTTGTTCCAATATTTCCAATTGCCCTATCGTATAAAGCTGCCCATGTTTGAATCCGAGCATCGTTCATAAGATATGGCTCTGCCTCTGCCAATGATGCGTATAACAAAGCATCTGCATAATTAGCCAAGAATACATTTGAAGCATTTGTGCTTGACAGAACTGTTGGTTTGTAGAAATAAAGCATTTCTAACACATATGCTGTATCTGGAATGGGTGCAAACTGTAGTTCTAATCCAATAACTGTGTAATAGACCGGCTTGCCTGATTCTTGCGCCCTGGCATCTCTAGTAAATGCACTAGGAGTTAGATAACTAACTGGTACTCGTGGACTGCCTTGGATAAACAAATCACGCATCTCTAGGAAGTCTGTGGGTAAGCCTACTGTGTTATCTCCACCTGTCATTGTTGCTGTAGCAGACTTGAGCATTAAACGGGTTCTAAGATCGCGCTGTAAACGAGTTTCTGCCAATGTAATAAAATCAGGAATAACCGAGGTTAAGTCTGATCTGCCAAGATAGCTGGCTACAGTAGTTTTTAGATCGTTGTAGTTTGCAATTGCCATGTTATTTCATCTCTATGTTTTGCCAGCCATAAATGTAAGAACCAACATGACCAATCTCCATAGATAAGTCGTGGTCTACCCAAGTGTCAAATCCTGCATCTTTTGCTTTTATGCAGAAGTAAATATCCTCGCCTAATACTGCTTTCTTTTGTAATGTCTCAAAGAAATAGTATGGCATTTCCATCTTTTTAAATACATCTATTTTAACCAATACCACACCACAGCCGATGCCATCTGCGATCTCTATTCCTTTTTTTCCTTTGGAATAGATTGGATACCAATTAACTTTGCCATCTTCTTCAATCTTGAAGTTCTTGGCTGTTGGTTTAACTGGCTCTGATCGTGTTGTTGCGTTAACTCCAACAATATCTTTGTTGTGCTTTAACAAACGAACTAAGGCATCTTTAGGAAAACGCATATCACCATCAATAAACATTACATAGTCGCATCTATCTTTAATTGCGGTTTCTACTATGCTGTTGCGTTGGTCGAATATGAGCGTTCCCATTGCTGTGTAGAAGTTAAGATCGTGTTTTGTGTTCTTTAGCGTATAAGCTGTCATTGAACAAACATCGAACCCTGTGGCTACTTCCATCTGACCGCCGCGAGAAGGTATACATATAGCAATTCTGCTCATACGACACCCCCTCTAGTGCGAAACACACGATTATCTGGATCATTTAAGAACTTTTTTAGTGCTTTTTGATCAAGAATTGCGTATCCACGCATAATGCCCACCTGATTTAGATGGTTAATAATTTCTGTTGGCAAGGTCGCTACATGATTCTTGCGATCTATTGGGTTATCTCCCCATCCTCTGCCTGTAGGATTATTGTTGTAAGCCTCTTTCGTATAATCTGCAAACTCAGTTAAATCTTGCTGAGAATGGATAACTAATCCACCTTCTCCGTCATCGTATGCTGTTTTTACTACACCATCTCGAACATCTAGGATTTTCTTCACAATATTTACCCTATAAAAGTTTCATAAATTAGGGCAAATCAATTAGAAAAAGGGGATGAGTTTTGCCCATCCCCCTATTCTACAACTTATCTGTTATTTATCAAGATAAGTCAAATGCACCGCCATGAGCTGCCTCATTGCGAACTTCGAGGGTCAATTCAGCCAAGATTTGTGTCTTGTCTGCATCGCCAACTTTTGCCAATTCGTTAGTTTGGAATGGGCGCAAGTATGCCAAAGCTGCATACTCAGGATCGAGTACGAGGGCATCACGAGTACGCATAAAGCGGTTAGGAACGATCTGCAATACACCAAAGTCGGACTGATACAAATCAGCACCGGCTAGGATAGTTGCTTGACCATTGGTAGGTACTTGGTAACGCTGTGCAGCCAAGCCTGTGAAAGCTGAAACTACTTGCTTGAGAGCAGGAGAAACAACTAACAAGGAAGGTGTGCCACCGCTTGTAAATACCTTGCTGATAACATTCTTGAGAATGGTCTCAGTAAAGCTACGAGTTGTACCATCGGTACGGGTAGAAACACCAAGGGTTGCAGGGTCTACACCAGCAGTCGTACCAGACGATTTATCGGTATTGGTCTTGATATAAGACAACAACGAACCCATAACACGAGCTGTACTATTACTTGTACCAACGGCTTGACCTTGGTTAGCAGTAATGATGGTCTCGATGTCGCGCTTAATTTCAGCAGAAGCTTTAGCCAATTGATAAGCCTTCTCAGACTTACGACCAGCTTTGTCTACTGCCTCTAGCGTACCAGAGATCATAATGGTCTTACCTACGATCTGTGTGTAGTTACCGAGACGAGATGTTGGGCTAAGAGTTGCCTCAGAAGCAGTTGCACCTTCAACTAATGCGTTGGTGGTTGTAGCTGCTGCAAGGCTATCTGTCTGCCACTCGTGGTAAACGGCTGTTGCCTTTGTCTTACCAATAGACGACATGATTGGTGTGTCTGTTGGGGAGATGTTGTAGATCACATCGCTGAGATCTTCACGAGCGCCTACTGCGTCGTAACGATTATATGCTGCCATGATTTATTTCCTTTATTAAATGAATTTTTCAAAAAGTTTCGCAGCGTCAGTTTTTTTCCCAGTTTTCCTGAGTTGCTGAAACTGCTTCTTAATTGCTTCTGATTCGGAGTCTCTAGGAGAAGAAGTGCCTGACTTCATAACCTTAGGTGCGTTTTGCACTTTCTTGGTAGCCATGCCTTTATTGTCCACAAGTTTCCGATACATCATTCCATCGTATAGCGTCTTAACAGCCTTTGGATCATAGATTTGAGCCAAGTCCTCGTCAGTCCAACCTACCGATTTAGCATAGGCACGAATGTCTTTCTTAATGACTTCGGCTTTTACCTCATCAGCAAAGTCAGGTACTAACTGCTTTAACTGTTCTTTTGCTTGCGACAGATAACTTTGTAAGGCTTGTTGCTGTTCAACATCACGCTCTTGAGCGATTCGTTGTTGTTCAGCCCTTACTGCCATTATTTGCTTGTCTTTCTCGGCACGCTCTGCGATCTTGATTGCATAACCAATCGGATCAGTATCTCTTAGCTCTTGTAGATTTTCCTCAGCATTTTCTTTGTTGAGGATTTGCTCAATTGCTTGTAAGCGTTGTGAGTAAGTTTCACGCAATTGCTTGGCTTCCTCGATTGCTACTCGTTCTGCTTCTACAGCTTTACGAGTTTCAGCGAGGGCTTGAGTTTTCTTAGTGTAATCTGCTGTGCGACTGTAGCCACTCAAAAGTTCATCCTCAGTTACATCAACTTCTTCATTGCCAATTTTGACTCTGAATGTTTTTGTAGGCTGAGTTTCTTCTTCCTGTTCTACAGTTTCTTCCGAACTTTCATCTTGGTAGTCCTCATCTGAGGCTTCATACTCTACTTCTTCTGAAGTCTCAGGTTCATCAGATTGCGATTGGGCTGCTTGAGCCTTCTCCTCTGGTGAGTCCATCAAAGACAAAAATGCGTTAGCTGCATCAGACACACTATGGACACTCCCTTGTGGGTTGGTGTTTTCACTCATGTTGTTTACCTTTTAGGTAGTTAAAAAATCTTCCACTTCTTGTCTACTATTTGCTTGTCATCTGACACAGCTTGAATAGAAGCAATAAGTTCGTCTAGCACCTTTAACTTAATAAAGTTTCGTTCCCGAATCTCTATATCGTTATCAGCACTATTAAAAATATTATTCTTGTACAGAGTCCGTTGGTTTTCCACAAGTTCTAAAAAGAACTCATCGTGTAAATATGCGGATGCTCTTGAACTATCTCTCATTAAATAACATTAGGTATGTTTGCAGTAGGTGATAGTTTAGCCCCAAGTTGTAGAGCTTTCAACTGTGCCTCGTACTCAAACTCCTGTTGTTTCAAAGCCATTTCCATTTGGAACTTCTCACGCTCCAACTGAATCTGAGCCTCTGCTTTGGCTCGTGATACTTCGATGTCGCTCATTGCCTTGGCTCTGTCTGCCTCAATCTTAGCCTCTTGTTGTGCTACATAGGCTTGAATTGCAGGATCAGGCTGTGCTGGTTGTTGAGCGTTCTGTTGAAGCATTTGCTCAGTCTCAGGTGTAATCTCGGCAAAGAACTCTGTAGAATCTTTGAACCCTGCTGCCTCAATAAAGCGACCTAATGTCTGCCGGTAGTTTGTCAGACTGACCAATGGATTGGATAGACCAACCTCTCGCAAAATAGCCTCTTGCTTCTCTAATACCATAGCGATCATTGCCATCTGTTCTTGTTTGTTTCCTGTACCTAAACCGACATTAATTGAGATGTCAAAGCCATTTGCCCACTCTCTTGGGTCAATCGACACATATTTGCCTCTTAAACGCACTACACGAGCTTTATCTTGGTACTTGCATAGTAGGTGTAGGATCTTTTGGAAAAGGTCTTTAACGCCTGTTTCTGCGAATACACGAGCGATTAACTCCATCTTGCCTGCTGCTGCGTTTGTAACTGCTGCAACTGCTGTGGCTGTCGTGTTTTGTAGAACATTAGGGTCTAAGCCCTGGCTAACATCCGATACACCAGTACGCTTTGCCTGTACTCCATCAAGGTACTCTAGGAGTGGGAAAGATTGAGCTGCGGTAGGTGGCACAGTAAGAGGTGTAATCGCATTGATATTCTTTGTGCGAACAATCCCATTAGCAGTAACTGTTAATAGGTCATCTAGGTTTACTTGCCCTTCTACAATCTGTAGGCGAGGGCTATTGGTCATGTACATATTGTCAAGAATCTGACGAGTAACTGTAGACTTAATCAACTGCAAGTCCATTGCCCGATCAGCCAGACTTTGACCAAAGAACTTGTGTGGCATTGGGATTGGGCAGATCGAGCAGAAAGGAACAAAGTCCGCTTCTTCGTTATCTAAGATCTCTTTGCCAGAATAGGTTACTTTACGCAGTTCAGCGATCCCATCGCCATCCATGTCGCACTTAATATAGCATTCAAATACTTCTACTTCTTGCATTGAGTCATCGACCATGTTCTGATCGTCTGGCTGTTCGCCTTGTGAAAACCGAGCTACACGCTCTTGGTTATAGGTAATGTCTCCAAATGTAGGAAGAGTCTCAATGATCTTCTTATTGAATCCCATTGCTACTAAGTCTGAGCGAGTAACCAATCTGCGATGGGCTACGAATGGGCTATCGCCTATAGTTCGTGCTTTCTTAGAGATTAAGAACTCCTCTGGTGGCACATTCTCTACAATAACTTTGCCATCTTTTTCGGTCTTTTTGATCTTGACATCGTAAGCAAAGACAGGGATTACTGCGCCTATCATTGGATCTACATTCTCTGCTACTTGTCTACTGTCCTGATTTACTACCTCGATGCCAGGATCAGTTACCAACATCGTTAATTCTTCTTCGGTCAGGTCTTTATAGGACTCCTTCGTTACATCTACCTTCTCATCCCAATAGACTTTAACAATGCCATTCTTTTGTAGAAGTGCATCCTTAAACCAGTTATGGAATATCAAGACTCCATCGTTATCTCGGCTCATCACCCAATTAACATACTCGGTAGCTTGCTTGGCTTTGTCCTCATCGCCTTGGAACTTAGGCTCAAAGCGCACCATCTCGTCAGACTGCGTAAACACTCGTAGGAGCTGTGGCAATGCACCATCGACTACCTCTGCTACCTCGCCTGTAACGATTTGACTACGACCCTCTACTTCGTTCCCATAGGGGTAACGATTATAGTATTCAATCGCTTTGCGTCTATCGTCTGTGGTTTCTGTTTCTATGAAACCGATAGCATTGTCGATCTCGGCATCTAGTATGCCTTTTAGTTTGCCTTCATCCATGTCTTAAACTATCCATTTCGTGTTGATCTTAATCGGCTGACCCCAAGTGCTTTCTTGTTCCATTCCTAATGCTAAATAACGAAAGCTGTCGCTGCCATGACTTGCCCAATCGTGCATTGGCTTGTCAAAAAAGACATTACGCTTTTCATCATAATCGCGCCTATAGTTCCTAAGACAGTCTAGCCCTTGCTTTACCTGTGGCATATTGAACCAACATCTCGGTAGGAGTCTACGGACTGCCTGAATACCATCATCTACAGAAAGTCTTGGCAGAACCCGAACATCTAGTCCAGCTTCTCTCAACACTTCCAATCTGCTCTTGCCTGTGCCTAATTCTCTTACTTCTACATCGTGTGGTAGGAGTTGCTCTGCTTTCTCCCACTTGTTATCTTTTAGCCAGTTGACATACCAATCGAGTCCTTGACCATGATTCTCTACATAATCTAGTAGTCTTACTTCTTGTCCTGTTGTTTGTGCCACCCATATTGCTGTGCTATCACCCATGCCCAAATCCCAAGCCACATAAGTTCTACAGAGATCATCTCTTGTAATGTCGCAAAGTCTACCTTTTTCTTCGAGGTCGTTGATGAGTTTTCCATAGTAACTTCCCTCTACTGCTGCGTTAAAACTACACTCGAACTCTTGGTTGTACTTATCGTCTCCCATCTCTTTCTTGGCAGACCATAACTCTTGTTCATCTATTAGCTTTGTTTCGCTTGCCTTAAACTGTAATGCACTCCATCCTTCTTCTTTCCCTGCTCTGTCGAACAAGTCCTTGAAGTGGTTGTTTCCCTTGGGTGTGCCAATAAACAAACAAAACCCTTTTCTGTCTGCCAAACTGGGTCTCAGGATCTCGTTCCAAATCTTAGGATTCTGATCGCCAATTTCGTCTAAAACTGATCCGTCAAAATATTGACCTCTGAGTGAGTCTGGGTTATCTGATCCGTATAACTGTATTCTTCTACCAAAGAAGTCTACCCTTAACTCCGCAATATTGGCTGTTGCATCCAATGGTCTACAGAAGTTTGTAAGGTAATCCCAAGCTACTCTCTTTGCCTGGCTATATGTTGGCGCTATATACGCATACCGAGGGTTTGGCTTATCGTTCTCCATCGCTGCTTTGATTAGCGCATTAAGAGCCTGTACTGTCTTACCCATACGCCTATGTGCCACTACCACTACGAAACGATTGTTCTCCATCGCCTCATGGATCTGTAACTGTGGCTCTCTTGGCTTGTAGGGGATGACTACTCTTTTTACTTCGTCATCTGCGTACTCTACTTCTCCCAAGCGACCACCATCTTAAAGATTCCACCTTCTGCATTGCTTAGTTCGGTAGTGTTGACAGGCTTACCATCTATCCTGTCCATAACTTCCTTGATTGCCCAAGGCTCTCCGGCTTCTGCTGACTTGACTAGCTTCTCGGTAATGTTCCTGAGTTTCTTACGATCCTCTTGTACTAGGGCTACTCTTAGTGCATCGTAAAAGAGCTTTCCCTTCTTACCATTCTGGTTGCCTGTAGGTGCGCCACCTTTATTAGTTGGCTCAACTTGTAGATTATTGTTTTCTGTAGAGTTTTCCATTCCATTCCCTATGGGTTGATGGTTTATGATGTTGCTATTCTACAACAGATTTTATAAACAAATGTAGTAAAATGTAGAAGTAAAGGAGGTGTTATGAAATTATCGCCAATCGTAAATGTAGAAGTTCCAATGTCAGCAGAGATGCTTCATGCTCTTAATCGTCAAGAAGCTATCTGTACTTGCAAAGGAATTGATACTGTTACTGTAGATTCTACAATTGCATTTTTGACAGAAAAATATAACTCTACATTTGCTGCACAATTTAAACCAGAATACTTAATATCCAAGAGCCTTTAATAGTTCTTCGTTAATTATTCCACCATAAGGCTTCATTTCCATTGCCCTTCTATCGGCTTGCGAGAAATTTTTAGGATCTGCAATTCCTCTTTCTTTTACGACTTGAGGAAGTAGTTCAAATACAGTTCTTGGTTGATCTATTATTCCTAAACCTTGTCCTGGCACACCTCTTGGATATGCTGGATGTCCTGATTGCATAATCATTGGAGCATCTGCAAAGATTTCTCCAATATTCATAACATCAAGAGTTGGTGCGTTTAATTGTTTTGGGTCTGCTACAGCTAATCTAGCCTCGCCAATGTTTAAACCGCCAACATCTCTAAACTTTACATCCATCTCATTCATAACTGCTTTTCTGACTGTGTCAGGAGCTTCTCTAAATTGTTGAATGCTTTCTCTAGAATCTATACCTTTCCAATCTGGAATAAATCCTTTAATTGTTTTATTTAATGCTTTTTTATCTGTTTTGCTCAATGCACTTTCTGCATAATTAAGCATAGTTTCATAAGTCATATTGGCAAAATCACCGCCAGATGGTGTCATTCTCCAAGGCAAATACAATGGATTTTGTCCTGTTGTATCTTTTAAATCTTTAGCCAACTCTAATATTGATTTTGTTGGTGCTTGAGCAGATGCCCATACTTGACCAGGATTATTAAACATATAGTCTTGACCACCAAGCAATCCAACTGGTCTATTTAAAACTACATCATTAATTTTTACCAACTCACCGCCTGCTGCAGTTCTATCAGACATACTTGTAATAAATGGTCTACCCTCAAAATCTACAAGAGACAGTTTTTGCTGTGCTGGTGTTCTTTGTCCTTCAATAACTGTGGTTAGATTTTTTAATCTTTCTTGCTCTCCAACTCTTGGATCAAATTTTGGATCAAAATCTTTTACTTTTGATACAACTGTTGGAACTTTACTAGCAACAGAACCCATAAGTCCTGGCACTTGTTCCATTAGCCTTGCAAGAGCTTGCCGGTCTCCTACATTGATACCGCCTTGATCCATTACTAGAGCTTTGTCTAGATCGGACATTTGCGTTTGTAGATTCTGTTGCGCTGACTGTGCCACATTTCTTGCATAGTCCATCACTTGTGGATTTGTCATTGCTGTCATCTGTGGTGGTGTGTAACCTTGTAATGCGCCTGCTAGTGTGCCTGTTGGCTGTCTGCCACCAAGAAGTCCTGCCATTGATGGTCTTTGCGGAGCTAACAAGCCACCTAATCGGGCTTGTGCCAGATCTAATAGGCTTGCCATATTTATCCTTTATTTGTTACCACTTAACTTTGTCTGCCCAATATGCCGCACTCATCTTGCCTTTAGCAATGTTGCTTGCATGACGAGCCTTAAATGATTTCTGTCTTGCTTTGCCTGCCTCGGTCTTGGGATTAGCACCTGCACCGCTTACACCTTGCTGACCAAATCGTATTGTCTTTACCTTATCGCCTTCTTTTGCTACGACTACATGGCTTTTAGTAGGGTGGCTAGGTGTCTTTTTAGGCGAATTAAATCCGCTAACACCTATTCTTTCAAAGAGTTTCGCAGCTTCTCTTATCTTCACTTTTTGTATCGAGCAGACTTACCAGCTTCTGACATAGCAATTGCAATCGCCTGGCGAGGGTTCTTAACGACCTTACCGCCCTTGCCAGAATGTAGCTTGCCCTCTTTGTACTCGCCCATGACCTTACCGATCTTCTTTTGGGATTTGGTCATCTTCATTTTTTAGCCTTTACTGGTTTAGCTGTCTTAGCTGCTTGTTTGAAAGCCTTGGCTGTTGGCGCACCGGCTGTGCCTGGCTTACGCATCTTCTCGCCTGATCCTTCGGCTATTCTTTTACGCTTTGCTGCGATATTGCTGTAGAGACCCTGTTTCATTCTTCTTCCCCTTCTTCTTCCATTTCTTCTTCGCCTACAGCTTCCCAAGCCATGCAACCTCGTTCACCCTTGCAGACAAAATCGAATATCTCACAATGCCCCATGCCTTTAGGCACTCCGCACTTGCTCATTTCTTCGCCTGTTTCGTAGTATTCACAGGCTTTGCACTTGCCTTCACCATCTTTACGATCACCATAATCGGCTGTAATAACGGCTTTTTTCATGTTGCCTTTGTTAATATCGGCATCCACTGTAGAGAGTGGGCAAGACTCGGTATCCGACTCTAGTAGACCACCCTCGGACTTCTCAGCCATCTTAGGCTCTTTGCCAAGGAGTCCAATCATTATCGACATACCTTTTTCTTTCATATTTCACCCGAAAAAAAGCCCTATTGCTAGGGCTATAAAGAAGAATCACTAAATTCTGGGTGCAATTACCCAAGAAAATTATACAACATTTTCAAGCATTAAACCATCTTTTATACAAATCTGGTCTATTTTCTTTTAACCAATCTTTTGACTCATCGCTACATTGTTTGTAGTTTGTTCCGTAAGTTTGGCTTCCAACATGGTGAATGTATGCTCTAGCAATGTAAAGATTGTGTCCTTTAGCAATTTGGTTCATGCACCAAATGTCATCGGAGTACCAATCAATTGGCGCACAGTCCTCCCAAGTATGTTTAGAGACCCAGTTGAATATTCCTGCAATATAGTCCGTTTGGATAATTTGATTCTCGCCTTCGTAATTCAGCCCTACTAGGTTTCCTTGCCCATAACGAATGTTTTGTAGACCCTTGGCATAATTTGTTCTTGCTGCGACAGAGCCAATCTTGTCATCAACCTGTTTTATAAGCTCTACATCAGCGATTAGGTCTTGGTAGGATGATGGGTTCAAGACTACATCATCGGCACACGCTACAGCCTCTGGATAGTCCTCAAAAGCCTTATTAGTAATAAAGTTCCATGCCTTGCCACCTTTATCGTAAGTATGCTCAAAATTCCTAGTTTTATGCTTTGGTAATTTGTAATCTGATCCGCAAATGTAGATTTCCACATCTTCTGGCACATAGAGTTCTACAGATTTAAGTAGAACTGGTAAACACTTTTGGTTTTTAGAGCAAATTACGATTGGCGGTTTTTGCATTGTAGACAGACAAACCTTTCGTTAATTCCATGATTGTATATCTCGAAAATCCCATTCTCGGTTGTCTTTTTCTCCTGACACCTTGAGCATATCCGCATAGTCTTTAGATTTGGCTTTCTTGTCGAGTTGGTCTTGGAGTCGCTTTTTAGCATTGTGTAGGTCTGTTTCGAATCGCTTTGTAGATATTCTAAGGTGATGGGCTAGTTGATTCTGACTAGCGTATGGGTGGCTTATATAACGA